GCGAAGAAATACAGTAAAATCGCTTAATTATGTATGCCATGAAAATATTAACATAATAGAAAATTTTGACCCGATTTTTAAAGATTATAATATTTTAGTTCGAGGGCAAAGTTATAAACCCTTTGAATTTCTAAAAATATTGAGAAACACAAAAACAGGAGCTCAAGGCGTTGGAATTATCGAAGAAAATCAAGAGATTTTGAAAGTAGCATATTTAACGCTCAAATTTGAACAGAATCTTGTTTCTACCGGCGGAAGTAAAAAAGGATTTATAAAATCCGAAAAGAAAATCACAAAGGAAGCAATGGACAGCTTAAAACGAGCCTGGCGTGAGCTTTATTGCAATACTGAAAACAATGTGATTGTCTTAAATGATAATCTTGATTTTAAGGAAGCCAGCAACACATCGACCGAAATGCAGCTTAATGAAAACAAAAATTCAATAAATAATTCTATCTTAGATGTTTTCGGGGTACCCACGGAATGGAACTGGGAAACGTTCATAAAAACAGCGGTAATGCCGATTTTATCAGCCATAGAATGTGCGCTTAACAGGGACTTACTTCTTGAAAAAGAGAAAAAGTCCTTATATTTTGCATTCGATACAAAAGAAATTACAAAGGGAGATATAAAAACACGTTTTGAAGCATATAAAATGGCACTCGATTCAAACTTAATGCAGATTGATGAGTGTAGATATATGGAAGATTTGGAGCCACTTGGACTTAACTTCATAAAACTCGGACTTCAAGATGTACTTTTTAATCCGCAGACAAAGGAAGTTTACACGCCAAACACAAACAAAGTTACAAACATTTCAGACACGAGAGGTGAAAATTTTGAGAATAGAAATCAGAAATGACAGCGTTTTACTTGACGGATATGTGAATGCCGTTGCGAGAGATTCAAAACCTATGCTTGACGAAAAGGGAGAAAAATTTGTTGAGCAGATATGTCCTAAAACTTTTGAGCGAGCAGTTGAAAAAAGCAATGATATTTTATGCCTTTTAAACCACGAACCGAGCCGAAAACTCGGAAGTACAAAGGAAGGAAACATCGAACTTTTTGAAGATAATATCGGGCTTCGGGCAATTTGCAATATTACAGATAGTGAGGTGATTAAAAAAGCAAAGGAAAACAAATTGAGAGGTTGGAGTTTTGGATTTGAAGCGGTTAAAGAACACGAAGAACAAGCAAGTGAAAATCTTAAAAGGCGGTTTGTTGATGACATGAACCTTTTTGAAGTTTCTATAATTGATGACCGCAAAATCCCATGTTATGTGGGTACTTCAATTGAAACTCGGGCGGATAAAAATTCAAAAATTGAATACAGAGGTGAAAAGTTTCAAGCGAAAATTTTAAATTATCAAAAACAAGTAGATTACTCAGCATACGAAAAAATTTTAAATAAAATTAAAGGAGCCGGCGTAACGCCGGATTCAATTTGCGCACTTTAAAACAAGAAAACATCAGGCAATTCATCCGCAATTAAAGAAAGAGGTAATGGAATGAATTTAAAATATTTATCAGAGCAACGCTCAGAAAACCAAGAAAAAATGCAAAAAATTTTAGACACGGCAAAACTCGAAAAGCGAGCACTCAGCGAAGAAGAAATCACAAAATTTAATGAGCTTAAAAAGCTTATTGATGAAATTGACGCAACAATTAAAGCCGAAGATGAATCAAGAAAAATGGAAATGGAAGAAAATAAAAAAGAAGTAAGTGAAGAAAAATCACAAAAAGAAACCGAAAGCACAGAAAAAGAAGAACGTGCGTTTGTAGACTTTATTATTACAGGTGAAGAAAAAAGAGCAAACAGCCCCGGAATGTCTTATGGAAGCAATGGTGCTATTGTTCCGACAACTATTGCCAAGAAAATAATTGAGAAAGTTAAAGAGCTTTCTCCCATTTATGAAAAGGTTGAAAAATTTAATACAAAAGGTACGCTTGAAATTCCTGTTTATGATGTAGATTCAGACGCAACAAGTCCGACCGGAAATGTAAATGTAGCATATCAAGGCGATGAATTTACTTCTTTGGTTGCAGGTCAAGGAAAGTTTAAATCTGTCGAGCTTAAAGGGTATTCTCACGGTGCTTTATCTGTTATCAGCCGAAAACTTTTGAATAACACGGATATTGATATCACGAATTTTCTGACAAACAAAATCGCTCAAGCCTTTGCTGAGTTTTGGGAAAAAGAATTACTTGTCGGAACAGGCTCTACGAACAATCACATGACGGGAGCAATATCCACCACAAACTTAGTCGCAACCGGAAACACCACATACACCGCCACAAACGCAGCCAAGATTGACAAGCTCATAGATTTGCAACTTGCAGTTCCTCAGCAATATCAGAAAAATGCAATGTGGATTATGAACAAAGCTGTATTTACGGAGCTTAGGAAAGCAAAAGACGGAAACGGCAATTATTACATGGCTTACGGAAAAGGCTTAACGGGTGGCTTTGATTGGGAGTTTTTAGGAAAACCCGTATATATCTCAGAAAATATGCCTGCAGCTACAACTGCAAACAATATTCCTGTTTTATACGGCGATTTTTCGGGTATGGCAATGAAAATATCTCAAGACTTAGAAATTCAGTTAATGCGTGAAAAGTATATTGATAAAAACGCAGTAGGAATTGTCGGTTGGGCTGAGTGTGATTCTAAAATCCAAAATAATCAGATGATTGCAGGGCTTAAAATGGCTGCGAGTGTTTAAAAAGGAAGTGAATTTTAATGTCATATAACATAAAAAACTACACCGAGCAAGGCGGAGAAACAACGGTAATCGGCGGAGTATTGGAATTAAAAGAAAAAGCCATACTAATTGGTTTTCCAAAAGCCGAAAATCAGATTGACAGCACAGCTACTACAATTGCAGATTTAAAAACAGATTTTAATTCTTTACTTTCAAAATTAAAGTCGTCGGGGCTTATGGAAGATGACGAATTATGATTGTGAGCGAGATAACAATTCAAAATATTGCGAGTTATCTTAAACTTGATTTTGAAAGTTTAACAAAAGAAGAAAAGGCGGAGCTTAGCACATTTTTAAGCTCTGCTAAAGCTTTTATTTCAGAATATACGGGGCTTAACTCGGAAGAAATTGACAGCCATGAAACTTTTGTAATTGCGGTTTATGTTTTAATTCAAGATATGTATGACAATCGCACTCTTTATGTTGATAAAAGCAATTTAAATCAAGTAGTGGAGCACATTTTAAATATGCACTCGGTCAATCTTTTGTGAGGCGGCGCGGAACCCGCGCAGGCAATCACGGGTGAGCTTTTATTAAATTAGAGGTTATTCCCCCGCATAAAAAAGTTTTAGCTTGAAAGGAGTTTTGAGAATGCAGATAAATGCCGGAGTCTTTAATAAGAAAATAAAAGTTATGTTATAAGGTATGAAATCACAAAAGATTCCGACGGTTTTGAAACCAAAACAGAAATCACGGTTTTAAACACTTGGGCGCAAGTAACAAATATCAGCGGAACGGAAGTTTTGCGGTCAAACTCGGATTTTTCGGAAGTTAAAACAAGGTTTTTGATACGCACACCAAAAGTAAAAATCACAAAAGACATGATGATTAAATTTAAAGGTAATGCGTACAACATAACTTACATTAATGACTACAGTTATGACAGGAAATACACCGAAATAATTGCAGAGTTGGTGGTTAAGTAATGGCAGAGCTTAGTTTCTCTATGGATATAAACTCTATAATTCCCAAAGGTTTAAACGATGAAAATCTCGCACTTGATATGATTAAATCAGGTCAAAAAGTAATGCAAAGTTCAATCAAGAGTGCAGCCTCAAGACACAGAAAAACAGGAAGTATGGCAAACTCTGTAAAATGTTCTAAGCCTGTTATTAATCGAAACGGAGATGCCGTCGGGAGAGTTAAATTCTACGGGAAAGACAAAAACGGAATGCAAAACTGGTACAAAGCAATTTGGATTGAGTATGGCACCAAACATCAAAGCGCTCGGCCTTTTGTCAGACCCGCTATTAAAGGATCTGAAAGTGGCATAAAGTCAGCAATGGAACAAGTTTTTAATGAGAAAGTGGAGTGACCGGCGAGCCGCCGGGGGCAATTCACGCATTGATAAATATAAAAAAATAAAGATATTAGCCCGCGATTAAAAAAAGAAGGTGGTATAAATCAATATAAATCCAATTATAGAAACCGCATTTTCAAATTTTATAGTCGACAAAAAAGTAATTCCAATTTCATTTTTAAACTATACAGGCAACTCAGATATTTACCTCACATATTACACTTGGTTTGATAAACCCGAAAATTTTTATGACGATGAAAATCATGCCGAGATAGCTTTTGGCACAATTGACATTTATTCAAAAGGCGATTTTAAAAATATTTTGGAAGAAATAAAAACAAAATTAAAAGAAAACGGATTTACATGGACAGATAACGGCCCCGAAACTTATGAGCAAGATACGGGATATTATCACGTTCCTGTAAATTTTTGTTATTCGTAAATTTAAGGAGGATTTTTTATTATGGCTGGAATAGGACTAAAAAGTTTCAAATATGCAAAACTTAATTCAGACGGAACAACTTATGGAACTGTAAAAACACTTGCGGGAGCGATTGAATGTAAAGTAACACTTGATTTGTCGGAGGCTTCACTTTATGCTGATGACGCACTCAATGAGCAAGTTTCATTATTCAAGAGCGGAACTTTAACCGCCGGAATAGATGATGACGATGATACCATATTTGTAGAATTACTCGGAAAAACTGTTGACGAAGAAACGGGTGTTGTTACATCAAACTCGGAAGATACGCCAATATATGTTGGCTTTGGACACATAGTTCCGAAAATGGTTGGCGGTGTTAAAAAATACAAAGTAGAGTTTTTTCCGAAAATTAAATTTAAACCATTCATAACCGACGCCAAGACAAAAGGCGATAATCTGGAATTTACTACACCGTCAGTAGAAGCAACAATCTTTGAAAATGATAACGGAGATTGGGAAAAACACAATGTTTACGATACCGAAACAGCTGCTAATACCGCATTGACAGGATTTTTTGTACAAAAAGAAGGTGAATAAATTTGATAGATAAAATCACATATCTTGAAACAGATTCAGAGAAATTTCCGCTTGCATTTACGCTCAATGTCATGGAGGCACTTCAAGACGAATACGAAACCCTTTCCAATTGGTCTGAACTTATCAGAAACAAAAAAGAGCCAAACATTAAGGCTTTGAAGTTTTTTATTACCGAAACAATCAATGAAGGCATAGAAATCGAAAACGAGAAATCAGGTGAGAAAAGAGTTTCGATAACCTCATCTAAAGCGGGCCGAATTATAACTGAAATAGGATTAAAAAAAGTAGCAAATACAATAACTAAAATGATAACTGAAAGCATGCCACACAACGAAAAATCAAAAAAAGTGAAAACCACGAAGAATCAGAAAATTTAATTGATTTTTCGTGGATATTATTTGTAGGAACAAATTTGCTCGGCTTCACAGAAAAAGAAGTCGGGCATTTCACTTTTAAAAAATGGACTTTACTATATGAACATTTTAAGTGCTACCACAATTTTTTCATGAAGCAAGCCCTTTTTAAAGAAGAAAAAACCACTCATCAAAGTAGTGATGAATGGTTGACTAATTAGTGCAATTTGACATAAATATACAATCGGTTTACAATGTAGTAGAATGCTTTTAGAAAATATAAAAAATTGTTTGACAAATTATACGCACTGAGTGTATAATGGTATTAATAGGGCTCCCTACACCTCTCCACATTTTTAAAGTGTGTGATGTGCCCCAGAGGGAGACATTTTTTTGTAAAAAGAGGATTTATATTGAATATTACAAAAAAGTTTGCTACATTTGATGAGCAGCTGGAATTTATAGAAAACAAAGGGTTTAAAGTATCTGATCGAGAAGAGTGTTTAAATTTTCTTAAAAGAGTTAACTATTATGATATTTCTGCTTATTTTTTGCCTTTTAGGAATTCAGATCATACTATTCAAAAAGGTATAGAGTTCAAAAGGATTTATAAAATTTATGAATTCGATAAAAAGATAAGAAGTCTAATATTTTCTGTTATTGAGGAAATTGAGCTGTATCTAAGAACACAGCTTGCGTATTATCATGCTGAAAAATATGGAGCACTGGGTTACAAAAATAAAGGAAATTTCAGTGAATTTCATGACCATCAAGAATTTTTGACAAGAATTAAATATGAGTGCATAAAAAGAAATAATAAAAATGCTGTAA